CCTTATCGGTTCGGCAATCGCCAATATAGAAAATGACAGAAATATGAAATCACTTTCCGAATGAAACTGGCGATTGATATTGCTTAGCGTTGATGCGTGGATTGAATCCAAACCATAAACGATAGTCATGGGCATCAGTGCCATGGGTGGCATGCTGTTGCTTGATACGTGGATTGTTCTCGGACTTCTTATCCTTCTTGCCATCCTTCATGGGTGCAGACTCTAAAGCTATCCGCAGATCTTTACAGTGGTTGGCATTGTACATCACCCTGGGCAGAGTGGAGTTCTCTTCCCGGTGCAGTGTATTGATAAAGTCATGCCTGGCCAGGTGCTCGGCATCGCCGGTCCGTTGTTGGCTAACGTACCATCCAGCCTTCTGCAGGATCTGTGCGAATTCCTGGAAGAGATTGTCTTTGCTGTTAGCCTGTCGATCGTTGCCTGACTTATCCCCGTACTGAAATACCTTCTTGTTCTTGTGATAGTGGTAGTAGGTGCAGAAGTCCTTTGCAATATCCTTGTGAATCCGTGGGTGATTGCTGTACATGTAATTAATGAACCTTACCGTCTTTGGCGGAATGGTGAACTTCTCATTGATATAATGTTCCTTCTCACTGTACTGATCGATCGTGATGCAGTTGAAGGCTCCCCAATCGTGGGAGATATTTATCGGCTGGTTCGGATCGCAGTCCTTATCCCAGCGACTGTCTTTACGCGAAAGCTTCTCAGCATCAAGGCCCAGATTGTCAATGAAGTTGTATTCGTAACTGTCGATGTACCAATGCCGATCGGAGAGAGAAGGATAAAACAAACTTCCAAGCTGACGGATCCGCTTGTTCATCACTTCGATCTGATAAATGATCGTAGGCATTGCACGCTTCCACTTTAGCAATACTTTCTCGGTAAGGATCTCCACGTTGTCCCAGCTGGTGCCTTCGATGTAAAAAGTATCATTCTCCGGATTGTTCGCCTCTGATTGTTTATTCAATAACCATTCGCCCATGGATCCATACGGCATAGAGCTGGTAAACTCTTCACCCAGGTGTCCAGGCTTGCCATGGAGCAGGACATGGGAACCTCTTATCGTTGGCGTGATTATCTGGGTGTAAGCATCTTCCTTCACCAGGAGAGATTCATCGGTTATCACCCAATCATAATTACCACCACGCATCAGGTGTGGCCGGTCCATCGAGCCTAAAACAATGGTTGTACCATTGCGCCAGGTGATTACGTTCTCGTATCGATCAGGTTTTTGATAGGGAGAATCAAACCACTGCGGTGGACGTTTCCCAATGACATAATCTTCTCCTTCTTTATATCCAAACCATTCCCAGGCTGATTTCATGGGAAGAAGCGTACTCGTTAAGATCTGCGTATACGTGGCACCGATAAACATACCGCGCGATCGCGGCATCATCGCCACCTTAATCATGACGCTGATTCCATTGATGAATGACTTTCCAAATCCACGGCCAGCAATGAGGACCTTTACCAGCTGCTTGGCCATCAGATAAAGCATAGCCACCGGGTTGAGATAAAAACCAGCTTTGGATTTTATGCCATTGATCATTCTTCCGGAGTTATATCGATGGCGTTGGCTGCCTGAGCTTTTTTCCTGAGCTCATTCATCTGCTTCTTGAGCGTCTCGGGATCCGCGTCGAAAATGATTGTTGCAGGTTTCCAATCTTTCGCATCCGTGTTGCTGTGATTCTTCAAATCGTTCAGCTCATTGTATTCCTTGATCAACCTGGCGGCTGACATATGTTTTCTTTTTTTAACAGCTTCACGAATGGCATTCAATAAGATTTCGCTCGAGATAGCACGCTGCGCAGCCTTACTTTGCTTGTTGCGATCGCCGAACAACATCTTAGCATGTTTCAGATCTTCATACGCGATAGATTCCTTCACGGAGTATCCATTCTCTTCGCACCATTTTATATGAGCGAGCACGGCCTTACGATCGGTAAGGATATCAGCCAGGTGACCCCAGATATTTATAAGCCGCTGCCTGATCTCTTCTTCCTTTGGCTTCAGGGTGATGCTGTTCTTCGGATCGTAGTAAAACTTCCAGATCCGTTCGAAGGTGCTATCGTTGATGCGATCAGCTGAACGCAGTACGACGGCGGTGGACTTTTCTTCACTCATGCTTTCCCTTCCATTACTTTAAGGCGCCGTTCAACATCATTATATTCCGCATTGGCCTTCTCAAGTTCCAATTCCCAATTGGCCACCTGAGCAGGCTTTGAAGGTTTAGCAGATTTCTGCAGCTTGATTTGCAGCTTGCATCGCTTATCAACGAGCTTTCGTTTCTTATCCTTCAATTCGAAGATCGTTTCTTCGTGGTGGGCTTCTGTCTTTATTTCCGGAAGGGCACCGTGCTGTTTCACGAAGGCAATTTTATCGTAATGCTGCTGCAGGGGAATCCGATAGCCTTCAATTTGCTGATAAAGATCTTTCAATTGTTCCTGGCTGGCGCCGCCTTCCACCATCATGCAGATCTGCGAGCTGAGCTTATTTCGCTCCATGCGGATCTCACCATATTCGCGTTCCAACTGATGAAGCAATACTTTCTCATCGCCATATTCCTTGACGAAATCAGTAACCTCAGAATGGGTTTCATCCAATATCTTTTGAGCGATTGGACTCCTGGTTGATCCTTTTATCCTAAGCTTAGGCAACGGCTTCGGCTTCTGTCGTTCAATCTCACGCTGTTCCAGGACCTTGTTTACATTCAGTTTGATCATAGACCAAACCTAGTTTGTGGCGATCGCCATTTTTAGGACAATAAAAAAAGTCCTGGGGCAAACCAGGACTCTCATTCTTACCAAACCCAAACCTAACGTTATGGCTTCTTTATCAATATGCCTCGTGCGGCGAGCTTCTCAGCCTTAGCAACCGTGATCTTGTTCAGATCGACCAGTGCACCACCGCCACCAGCATCAACGAAAATTCTCACAATGCCAGGTTTCACGGTATAGCTCTTCGCTACATCATCTGGCAACTTCAAAGCATCCTGATCCTTCAGGGCTTCTTCCTGAGCTTTCAGCTCATCTGATTTGTCTGACGGCTTCATATTATGCTCCTGGTGTTAAGGGTACTGTGCCTTTGTAATAAATCGCCTCGTGATTGGCGCTGTGCTTGAACTGGAAGGTTTTCCCACGTCGATCGGCACGAGCTGCACCTGAAGATCCCGAAGAACTTTCCAGATAGGCCGGAATGTCGCCGGTGAAAACATCGGTCGTATCATCGAAGCTGCCGATACCAAGCGCACGGAAGTTTCCGTTTGTGTCTTTGCAGATCACAACGCACGGTGTATTCAAAGCGAAGCGTTCAAATTCTGAAACGTCCTGCTTGCTTCCAGGGAAAAAAAATTCTAGCATGTTCTCCTTACTCTTACCATCACGGCTTCCAACGGTAGCATCGTCAAGCTTGCCCGTTTCTGCTGTATGATAGATGGTAATGAACTTCTTACCGGTCTTCATTACGAAGCTCTCAATGGTGTCCAACTTTCCAACTGCCGAGGCATCTGGAAACGTAAGGATATCCTCAATGGGCGCGTAGTAAATGTTGCCGATGATACCGCCCATGTTCTGCTGACCCTGCGTCCAACCAAGGTTGGCCAGCGTAAGTGCAAGCACACCCTTTGGAGCGTGCTTGCCAGACATGAGAATGAGTGCGATCGCGAATAACGTCCAGAATAACGGAACCCCTGCGGCAAAGCAGATGAAGCCGACAACCAGCACGCTGAAAAGGAGAGAGATTATAAATCGTAGTTTATTCATCTGTTCCTCCTTTCAGTCTTCGATCAGTTGAATGATGCCGCTTTTCATTTGAACAAGCTTGGCCAGTACTTCTGTGAAGGGTCCTACCTTCTTCGCCTTCGCTTCGGCTTCAGATCCGGCCACCACTTCTGCCGCATCATATTCAACATTGTCCATGTTGAACTTCATGCAGGTGAAATGGAACGAGCCTTCTTCTTCCGTTTCGAATTGGACATCTTTTGGATTTGCAACAGCGGCTACCTTGTGAGCCTTGAGCTGAGCTTCCAGTTGCGCTATTCGCTTTTGATCAGGAGTGAGCGCCTCGGCTCCCTCCTGTGATTTCTTTGCTTTTGCCATTGTGTGTTGCTACAGAGTTTAAGCCTGGTCGCCTACTTTAAGAGCAGCAAGATCTCTGATCTGCCATCCGATCACGAACTTGATACCGGTCTTCAGTGTGTATACATCTTCAATAACACTGATGTCGTTCATGTCGCTGAGCAAATCGGTACCCATGATCAAGTTCTCTTTTGGAGTACAGATCAACCGGCGTGAACCGTTCATCCAGGTAGCTGGAACAACCTCGCACTTGCGGCCTGTTTCAGGCAGGAACAAGTTGCCGGAAGGACTAGCATCTTCCTTGATGTACTTCGTGTTTTCAGAAAGTCCGTCGAGAAGGAATTCGTAATCTGTGTATGAACAGTATACGATCACACCGGCCTTTTTATACGCCGCACTTTGTGCACGGAATATTTTTTTGAATGCAGTCTTAGCTGTCGCGCCATCGGTGATTGCACCCGTAGCCGTCACTGAAAGTGTGGTGGCAACAATTTCTTCGGCGATGATCGTACCCAACCCTTTTGAGATTACGATCGCTGTTACATCGCTCCACTTCGCTGGATGCGTTGTTGGAGACTCAGCTGCCGAAGTATTCGTTACGCACTTGTACCATTTTGTTGGAGAGCCAAACGTAATGAACTCACCGGCAGTGTAGGTATCCCCAGCATCAAAAGGAACTACGGTTAGAGCTGAAAGATCCAATCCGAAGTATGCGGTTTCATCATTGATTTCGGCGCCTAACGCTTTCATCACTTCAGACCACACATATTGTTCGAATGGGATTGTCTTCTTGCTGGCACCGGATCCTGCACCTACTTGAGAAGCCATCCAGGTTGAACGATAGTCTTCAGGATCGATCAGCAGATCTCTCTTACCGACTTTCACCTCGAGTACGCGCGGCGTGTAGATCAGATCGCCGGTATCAGGTTCGTGTGAGCCGCTGTAAGGCCTGGCACCTTTTTTAACACGAAGCTTCGTAAGGTTCAGCTTCTTCTTAACGTTAGGAATCACCGTGATATCCTTGGCGATGTCCATACTATTTATCAGCGTGCTGAATAGCTTCTGTTCATATTCACCCGGGAAGGCAGCTAATGCAGAAACATCAGCAGCCGTGATGAAGCTCACACCATTGGGAACTTTGCTGTAGTTGTTAATCGCCTTCGTAAGCAGATACACAGAGCCAGCGCCAACGGCAGGGTTAAAGCCGGCCATGAATGCGATCAACGCACCCAGGAACAGCGGAAGGATTTTAAAAGGAGAAATTGTTTTCATGGATTATAGAAAGTTATTGTTTAAGGCTTCAGCATACTGTTGTGCTTCCTGGTCTGCAGGCGTTTCTTTGCGCGCTTCCTTCTTCTCTTCCTTTTGGATGATATTAGTCGTCGGCGCTGCAGGCGTTTCGTCCATCTTCTTCTGAAGATCTTTTACCGATTGTTCCAGCGTTGCAACCTTCGTGGTAAGCGAAACTATTTCGGCTTCTGCCTTCTTGGCTTTTGCATTCGCGGCCTTCAAGGCAACATTAAGCTTGGTAACGGATGTCTCTTCCTTCACTTCAGCTTTCGCTTGTGCTTTGGATTCAGACGCATCGCCAGCTGCTGCGGCTTCGGCAACGGCAGACCAGTTGTCATCTTCTGTAGTAGCTGGATCTGTGGGAGGTTCGTTACCGGTGTTGGCATCGGTTTTAGTTTCGAATTTCCTGTCATTACCTTCGCTGTCTTCGTGAAGGCAGAATGCTCCATCGCCGGAGCCGTCCGTGTTGAACACCATCGTGTCCGTCCACCGGGGCGTGTTATCTTCTGCGGCCGGTGCATCACCTTCGGCAGATTTCTTTTCTTCCTTCTTTGGATTGAAGAAAGAACTCACTTTCGATTTTAGACTCATTGAATTATTATTGGTTGAATTAGAAATAGAGCTTGCTTTTGGTTTGGCAGACGCTGACGATTCTGCCGCTTTGTTGATGGCATCCTGCAATGATCCCTTGCTATCGGCAAGGCCATTGGCAATGGCTTCATCGGTTGGATACATTTTGCCGGTGAACATTAAGCTATCATCTTTCAGTTTGTCACCACGACCAGCCTTTACCGCTGATATGAAACCTTCCACACCAAGGCGCAGATCTTCATCCAGTTCGGCGCGAACCTTTTTTGAAACAGGCTCGATGTAATTAAAGAGTGCTTTGTTGTAGGATTGAGGCGCACGGAATATTTCAATGCTCGGAAAGTTTCCGGCTTCAATCATATTTTGAACGTTCTCCGAGATGATAAGGGAACCGATCGAGCCCACTTCAGAATCAAGCAGGCTATTCATCATGATGTGCTTCGTCTGACTGGCCATCCAATAATGAGCGCTTGCCGCATAGCCATCTACAAAACCAACCGTATTTTTTGGAAACGTGCCGATCTTATAGCCGGTCTCTTGCGTGCCATCGTGGCTTCCACCTGGTGCATTGTTGAAATGAAATACAACGCCGGCCACTTCCGGATCCTTGGCGATCTTTGACATTACGTTTTGATAATCACGCATGCCATAACTGCAGGCATCACCATTCTTTGTAATTGCACCCAACATGGTAACTATGGCAACTTTCTTCCCGGATGACGATTTAGCAACGCGATATGGAGGTACGCCATCATCCCAATCAAAAACTATCTGAGCATCCAGGCCAGCATAGAATGAGGAAATTACTTTTTCATTGCTCTCACGATTTTGTTTAAAGAATTTTTCGATACTGCCCTGCTGGATAGAACGCAGAATGATGGGCGCCATTCGATTGGCGAACATCGGTTCAATGAGCCAGGTCTTGTAGGAAAGTATTCCAAGCATAGTGGCCGGAAAATTGAATTTCTTCCAGCCATTGCTTTAGGACAATGATTTTTGGCGATCGCTAAACGGTGATAATTATGGCTTTAGGTTGCTTTGTTCTTTATCAACCATTTTATCGATGAGCTCGGTCTTCTTCGCTGAGCTCTTTGAGGATCCGAAGTACCAGGACACGATGTTCACAAAGGTTGCGTCGACGATACCGATTAGTGTGTGAAAGATAGCCGTGTTATGCTCCGGAATTTCGATGTAGGCGAGTGCGTAGTTGCAGAATAGAAATGAAGCGCAGGCAGTCAGGAGTACGAGCGTCTTGGAAAGGTCGATTTTTTCGAGGTAGGAGTGAATTATATTTTTCATTCTATAGCCTACTTATGTACGTGCCAATTTTTTTAAGGTAGTTGTCCTATGGATTGTAGATAAGTATAAAGTTTAGCCCTTGCCCAGACGCTTAAATGAGTCGTTATAAAAATATCCCCCATTCGTTGCGTTCCTGTTACAGAACTAGAAGATTGTAACCTACCCCATCGCATTGTATCTGCTGCACCCCAAACAAGGTCAGGTCCTTGTCCTGTGTTTGTTCCCGCTTGATCAGTTAGTGTTTGTTCAACTTTGTTGATAAAAATTTTATTTGGATTCACACCCACTCTAAAAGATAACATTCTATTTGTTCCGGCATTAGTGTCAGTAACACCGTGACGCGTTACAGTTCCCGCACCGTCAGTGTGTTCAATATGTAAATAGCTGGCCGGTGAATTACTTGAACTGTTGTGCATGAAGGCATAGCGATTGACGTTCGTGCCGGTATTGCATATCCCCATGAACACGGCTCTTGCGCCGGCTGAAGATCGCTGCGCAACCATTGTGAATTCAAAATCACCGCTGGCAAGTATGGTAGACATATAAGAATACCCTGAAGCGGTCCAATGCCGATTACCCCCTGTCATTGCCCACCAATGATTAGTATTGTCCCACAACGGATAGAAACCGGCCGAGAAATAAGAAATCCCATTTACTGAACCCGGGTCGACTAGGTTGTACATTCGCGAACCTTCGTTTCCGTCTGCATCCCAAAACCTAACACCCGCTGCTTGCCATTGTTGGGTTAAATCATATTTAGTTGTTTTTTCACCAGTGTACCACGCAATTAAAGTATCTCCAAGATCGTAAGGCGTCCAGTCACTTGATGGTGCTGGTGCTAGTGGCTTAACGCGAACCTGCATATAACGGTCAGTTGTAGGAGTAGACTGCCATGAACCCGGAGTAGTTGAACCCCAACCGTCATTCGTACCGTTAGCGTCATAGATAACAAGGTCATGATATTCGCGTGTTGTTTCAGGCGTTGTCGTTGGTGCTGTACCTGATCCACGAAATTCTATCTCCCCATTTTCACCTTCACCAAAAGTCCAGTTACCTAATGTCTGCTGTCCTGTGAACGCACCATAATCTATAACTGGACCGATTGAAAACCCTACTCCTTTTATGGCCTCTGTTCCAAAAACTCCCGTGATGATATTTCCACCGCTTAATTGCCATACCTCCGAGAAACGATCCATGTGCGGGGATCGGTAAAATTTTTTATACCATCCTCTTGGATCAGTATGCCACAACCTACAGCCAAACGTTATATTACCGTGTAATGGAAAACATTGATCACTGTTAATCCAAAAAGTCCCGTCGGCTTGATCAACTGTGAAGCCCTCGACAACGCCTGACATACTTGTCATTGGGTAAGGATATTCTGCAATATCTTTTCCATCCGTATAGTGCTGTTCTCGTATGGTTCCGGTTGGGTTCTGTGAAGAAATTCCGCCATTATAAACCATCTTTCCACCTGTCAAATAGTCTATACACGAACCTTCATTTGCATCATAATAAGATGTGAATGTGTGCGTCCATGTTCCATTGACTTTTTTGTAACCGTAAACTAATTCACCATCTGAGGATAGGTAAACTGTTTTCGATCCATAGTCATAGCTATTAAATGAAAGCTCAGGTCCTAATGATGAGAAGTCAATTGTTTCCAAAACGGTTCCGGCGTAGTTCCTTCGTGTAAAACTTTCATCCCCCGGGTCCTGTGAATAAAATTCCCTATTGATCGGATCAATAGACAACCCTTGACCTGACGATCCGGCCAAAGTTATATCTTCATCGTGTGCAGGTTCGTTTCCAGCCCCCAACGTTGCCGCTGCTGTAAACGCTTCACGTGTCATGAAGTAATTACCGCTGGCTCTGACAATAAAACGATCTGTTAAAGGATCGTAAGACAAGCCAGTGTTTGTTCCGGTCATGTCCGCAACGTCTATCACATTTGATCCTGTTGCAAATGGGCCATCAAGGTCGGAATATCCAAATCCAGTTTTATTGGTGATATAACTATATGTTGAAGTGTTGTACTTAACATTAACAGAACTAATCTGTGGACCTGTAGCCCCTTGTGCGTTAAGCATAAAAAACATATCCTGTCCATTAGACATGGAAATGATTGATGAAAATAGAAGTATGAATATTCCTTTCATTGTTCCCAATTTGAAATTGCTACTTTGTAATCTGTACCATCTTTATAGATAACCATAACCCAAATGTCTCCAGAGTTTCCAACAAGCGTTGCGGTATTGTCTCCAGTCGCAATTCCATTAACCCTACAAAGTGTGTTAGATGGAAAGGTGTAAGTTGTTGTAGCAGTGTTCAACGTAATAACTGTAGTTTGAAAATCAGAAGTCTGTGAAAGCGTCCATGTAACCGTCGCCTCATCGCTTGTTAAAGTGTGCTTTGTTCCGGTTATCGTTATAGCTGATCCATCCGTGAGCGAACTTGATGTGTTTGCAATAGCTAGTTTTTCGCCGTCCAGTTCATTGATCGCCGCTTGTGCCGTTGTGGCTGCAATGTTGCCGGCCGGAGTGTTAATGACGGCAGTTCCTGGAAGTCCTGTTGCATTTGTTAAGACCAAAGCGGACGGCGTTCCAAGCGCTGGCGTCGTAAAAGTTGGTGACGTTGTGTATGCGACGACGCCTGTTCCAGACTCATCCGTCAATTTCCCGGCGAGATCTGAGCTGGAGAATGTAGACATCTTCGCGGTCGTGACAACGTTATTATCAATTGTCCAGGTCACACCGGATCCAGTGACTGTGATATCACCTTTATCTCCGTCCGTTACGCCAACGCCACTGCCGGATCCCAATGAGATCGTCGATCCATTTTGCCTGAACCGAAACTTGTTCGAAACAGAACTATAAAACACCGTACCGTTAGTGAGGTTCGTAGTATCGGTTGCAGTTACCGGCGTGAACCGGACGCGCTTGAAGCTCGGTTTGTCACCAACCTGCGCAGCTGCGGTCAGCGTGAATACGAAAAGGACAAGAGCTAAGAATATTTTTTTCATGATCGTTTTAGTAAGGTCCATATGCATCGACATACCAGGTTGTTCCATTGAAGTGACCGATGAACTTGTACTCGCCGGTGTATTCAGGTGTCCACGTTTTTGGTCCATCAAGCCAGAGTCCACTTGACATCTTTACCGATGCCGGAAAAGTGAGCACAGCAGCGACGTCGGTTATGTTGTGAAAGGCTTGGAATTCTTTGCCTTTCGTTGAATTTAGAAATGCGATCGTCTTTGGCGTTGTGATCGCCGCGGATCCCTGGAAAGATCTTTCGGGTGTGTTGTTAAACTCGTAGTTGATTGTTCCTCCGGCCGTGGAGACAGTTATCAATTCTGATCCGGTTATTCGTTCCCAATCAAGCGCAGTAATTTCGGTTTCAATGTTTGTGCTGGTGTAAGGCCTGGCAGGATCCACTAATACATAAAGTCCTTTTCCGTCGACCGAATGATTGTGATACACGATGATCAACCCTGGACCATAAACTCCAGCTGCCCATTCCGGAATCGCAGCTGACGCGCTTGCACTCACTTCGCGCCAGAAAGAATTCTCTGTTGTTGCCGGATTTGTCGGAGGTACATTATTGATGTTATCGTCAACCTTAGTCTCGAATAACCTGATCTTGCCATTCGTGTCTGCATACCGACAGAACCGACCATCATCACTTCCGTCTTGTTGGAACGTAAGATCATCTTCCCACAAAGGAATGATCGTTGCGATCTGTGTTGCGAAGTAGCCGACTATGTTTTGGCATGCCGTTAATATGTCGGGACCTGATATCCGATTGCTTCCTACTCGTGTAAGCAGCGTTAACAGCGAAGAGTAAAGTTCATCGAGTGTCATATGGAGCCGATTATTTCAAAGTCGAATGTGAAGTCTGTTTCTACGACTAATACATCACCAGGCTGAAGACTGGCGATCGGAGTGTCGTCATCCCATTTCACAACAGCAGGTATACCGCTTGGACCAGATCCTGGTAATTGTGTGAAAGTGTGCGTAAAGTCTGAGCTTACGACCAGCACGTCGCTGGGGTTCAGCGTCGCGATGATTTCGCCAGTGGAGAATTGAACGATGGATGGCGCGGTACCTGGTGGCTGGGCTGTTACGGTGCCGTTGTAGAAATAGCGATTGTCTGGACCATCATAATAGAATTTGCTTTCGTAAGAATTAAAGCTTGCGAAACCGTCGCCGCTATCATGGGCATATTGAAACTTGACCGGGTTCTCTTTCAGCCCGAAAAGTATCTGATTGCCATTGCTGTCTTTATAGAGTACAATGAACTCGTCGTCTTCGCATTGGTCCAGCTGAGCTTTTATGATCGCCCGATCTTTTGGAATCAGGAAATTAAGCTGGTTGGATTTGACGGCACCCTCGCGGCTAGTTCGGCTGTTTGATGTGTTGCGCGTAGTTTCTAAGGTGGCGTACCAGGTGACAAAACCTTTGCCGGCTGAAAAGACAATGTCGCCAAGAATGCTTCCGGCGACTGGATCTGGGATGCTGACTACATCAGCGGCTCGGGCGACTTTCAATTGAATAACGCCACCACGGTTGCCGGATCCCGAAAAACGCGAAATGTTACTGAGGTAACTCACGATGCGAAGTTGATTTCATCGCATCGTAACTCTTAGGACACTACTTTAACAAGCCGTTGGACAGAATGGGCGCAGAATTAGGACACTTCTGGCGCATTATTTTTATTCTTTATTTCATTGAATCGTTGCCATAGTTTGTACGCAGCGTCGTAACTGTATTCATTTTCGTCAATCTTGAGAGTCGCCAAAAAGTTTTTACACGCTTCATTTGCTGGACTTCCCATTTTGCGCTGAGCTCTAACCCACAGAAGTAGACCCACTTGAAACTCGCGTTCCAGTTCGGTGTTCATGTAGATCAACCGGTGCAATCTTGGCGATCGCTCGCGCATATCGTGCGTAAGAACTACTTTTATGCGAGAAGTGAATTGATCAAGGCGTCTGTCAAATTTGTGTTGCCTGGTCTCCTGGAGGGCCTTCATGATGGCACTGCCAAGAAGATCCTTCTCCTTAAGTACGACCGGTTCAAAAGCTTCCATGGTGAAGATTACAAACTTCTTCAAGTGTGGTTTAATCGGGATGTCGACTGTCATAGTTTAAAAAATAGTTGGTTGCTACAGGGTGATGATGTTCTCGGTCTCACTTCTTCTCCTGGTTCGGCTTCTGCTGGAACGACGCATCTCAAGGTCCTCGCCATCTACCTGCAAATAAGTGAACAGGCATGCGAAGAAAATACCAAACAGCTTTTCATGCATACGGAATTCGCGAATGCGTTCTATCAGTCGCTCGCTGTTCTTCTTTACCAGGTCGTTGATTTCATCGTCACTAACGATCTGCTGGCGCTGAAGGTTGATGATTCCCTCGTGGCTCGTCTTAAATCCATCCAGGATGTGGTCGAATAAGTAATCCATCGATTGCTTAGACATCATTTTCGGTTTCATAATTAAGTAATCAGTTAAGTCCATTTATAGGTGAGGGCCTTTAAGTGAACTCGTAATAGTCATTGTCTCCTTTGATGGTGGTCACGAAAGGAAATTTATTTTCGGGTACGCGCTTGATTTGATCAATAAGGACGGTCGATCCGGTGAACACGACACGTTTCTCTCCTGACTTTTCAATCTGAAGCGTCAGTAATTCTGTACCTGGCTTTTGCTTGGATGGTTCTAATTTAAATTCAAGCACTGTGATCGGTACGTTGAACAGTTTCTTTACCGGTATCTTGTCACCGACAAAAGCGTTGATGTTGGGTTTGATGTCGAAGTCTTTAAAGCTATTCATTGGCTAACAGTCTTTTGGTTAAGTGTTTTGCATTGCAGTGACTAAGCCACCCGAGATAGGAAGCCTTCGAAGGATGTCGCTGATTTTGGCTTAGCTTACGTGCGAAGTTCTTTTTGATCTGCTTCCGTATCCGGACATGCGTGTGATAGAACACGTACCCGATAAAGTCGATACCGCGAGAAGCAACGGGAAAGACTTGGTGGTTTTCTTTTACCTCTAGCTTTAGGTCGAGCAGATATTGCATGGCATCAACAAGCACCTGGTGCAAGGATATTTTGGATGCAGCGAGAATAACTATGTCGTCGGCATAACGATAGTAGTACTTTACCCGCTTCTGCTCCTTGATCCAATGATCAAAATACGATAGGTAGAAATTGGCCAGGTACTGACTGAGATAATTGCCGATCGGCAGTCCTGGTGCGCTGTCGATGATCTCATCCAGGAGCCAAAGCAGATCCGGATCCTTAAATTTTTTCCGGATCAACTGTTTTAGCACATTGTGATCAATGCTCGGGTAGAATTTCTTTATATCAAACTTCAGGCAGTACGTCGTGCCTTCAGTGTCTTTAAGATCGTTTTTTAGTTTTCGCTGCAGGTGATGGATGCCGCGAGTTTTAATGCAGCTGTACGTGTCTGCTGTGAATGTGCTGACGAAGATGGGTGCAAGCACGTTCATGATCGCATGGTGTGTAATGCGATCGGGGAAATATGGTAGGCGATAGACGATCCTTTCCTTGCGTTCGCGTATCGTGAAGATGTCGTAGGTCGATGTCTTGTAGGTTTTGTTTATGAGCATATCTTGAAGGACAAGGAGATTGCCTTCTCTGTTTGCATTGTGAAGGATAACGCCGTGCGTGTTGGCCTTTCCTTTCTGCGCCTTGTGATCTGCTTCCTGCAGGTTCTTCAGGCTGGTGATCTGATTATAGATATTACCTATTCGTTTCATGCGTTCCTTTGCTTTTCATAAGTCGCCTTCTCCTGAGATACCAACGCCTTAGATTTTGATGTCGTTATTTTTTGCCCGTTCGGCAGGGCCTGCGATAGTCTATTTTCATTTAGCATAGGTGAGAGCTGACATTCGAATTCGAATTCCAATTATCGTTGTCGTTGAACTGAAAGCCGGACGAACCTCGCTCAACCATCACACAGCCTTTTAAAGTTTTATAATGTGAAATAGTCTTTGTACAAATCTTCGAATTGCTTGCCTATGTACACAGCCACCTCGCGTGAGATGACGCAAAGGCGAGAGCCGACATTCGAAGTCGAAGCCCAACCATCGCCGCCGCTGAACCGAAAGCCGGACGAACCATTCATCTCGAACCATGGGTAATATTTCCATTGACTGGAGTTACCCCAATTCGGCTTCCACTCTTTTCCTTTGTTGGCTAGGCGATTTGCTGCACGAGCAATGATGACTAGTTTGGCGTGTGCTTGCATGGCAGCATGATCTTGTTTCGGATAGCATGAGAAGTCTGGCAATACTTTTTTCGCATTGAGTTTTAACACCGTGCAGGCATCTTCGAACGTTTTTAGCTCTTCAATCTTTTTCATAAAGGTTTGGTTTTATTGGATGATCAAGAATCGGTTGTACAGGAAGGTGAATTGCCGGCCAGCATATTCTGCCAGTTCACTTGTCTTGAAGCAAAGGCGAGAGCCGACAGCCGAAGTCGAATACCAAAAACCGTCGTCGCAGAACCGAAAGCCGGACGAACCATTCATCTCGAACCATGGAAAGTATTTGTATTCCTTGGAGTTGCTCCAGTCTGGAACCCATCCTTCGTTGAGTGACTTGGTTAGTAGCTTCAATGTTCTGTATGCTACTTCATCCTGCGATAGACCTTCACTCCAATCGTTGAAGGTTGATTGAGTGATTCCATTGTCAGCCAGTACATCATCAATTGTTTTGATTCTCTCCATCACGTTCTTTGGCTTTGCCGCCTTGAACTTGATTTCACCGGATAGCTTGTCGAAGCTATCGATCTCGTACCCTTTTGGGATTTCAATTTTTAGTGTTTGCATAAGCGTTTGTTTGGTTTTAAGTTGTACAATATGTCAAGAGAGAATTTTTGAGTTGATAGCGATGTATGGTTGAAGGCTGCACTTTGATTTCATCCATATCGTTGCGGCTAATGGGTGGATCGGGTTTCCCTTTGAATCTTTACCAAAGCATAGTGCCCCAGGAAACATTGGTGTTATCTTCTTTGCGCGGTAAACTGCTTGCTTGAATGCTCCCCAACAGAAAATAACATCTCGAACTTCAGTCCTTATGGCTTCGAGGTATTGATCATTGTCCTTAACTGGATCCGGACATTCTCTCAGCTTGTCTGGTTTTGAAGTAATCAATGCGAAGAGGTTCATCATATAGAATCCACCATAGCCAAGACTGCCCATCATTGTAATTAGATTTCTTATAGTCGTATCGTTTGACTCTGCATCAGCAGTTGATGGATTAAGTCCGATACACATTGCTTGAGGACGATCATTGCGCCATGCCCTGCGTAGGTAATACCGATACAGGCCATCATCTGAAAATTTCGCGGAGCTCTCGATACAATTCATAACCCGAAGAGTTGACGTGACAGATACAATCCGGTCATGCAGAGCTTCAATACACCAGCTTCATACCGACGCTGCCTGATGTTGTTCAATACACTTGAGTTCTCCCTGGCTTGCGCGAAAAAAGTGCCCAGGTAGTCTTCGTATACGTCCTGGTCAACCTGTTCCATACGGCTTACTTCTTCGTCAAGCCTGGCTTTGGTAGGGTAGGTGGTAGGCTGGTGAACCAAGGGCAGCATCTTTTCTGGATCTGGTATTCTGATTTCAGTAGCAGTGGTATCGCTTTCACGCTTCAGGCAGTGGCCTGCCAGGCGGTAGAATTGAGGATAACTTGTTTCTGCATTCATAGTTTTTTGCTTTTGGTATGTATGTTTCGAGTACCTTTTTCCCCTACTTCCCCACTCGTTGATTATCAATTAATTACCGTCACTTTTTGTCCGGGGAAGTTTTTTGTGTTTTCCCATCTTCCCCTTTTTCCCCGCCTTTTCCCCTCCCTTCCTTACTATGTATATGTTTGATTTTTAATTAGTTAGTAGTAGTAGGGGAAAGAGGGGAAAAAGGGGAAGGAAAATGCAATCCTAAAAAGGAAGGTCTTCCGTGCCACCAGCTGGCGGTGGATTGGCCGTTGGCGGTGGTGGAGTCCCCTGGTGCCCCTCGCTTCCACCCAGGTACACACCCATGGCTTTCAGCATTTCGTAGTCAAAACAGTAGCAGCTGGTGCGACTGTCTTTGAAGTTGAACTTGTCCACCACCCCAATGAATGGCTTGCTGTGTTGCAGGTAATGTTGCAGCGAGCTCTTATCCATGGGCGACGCCGTGCTGCTGTTCTGGCGTTTGAACGCTTCACGGTAAAGCGGAATGATCTTGCTGAACCGGATGAACAATAGTTCTTTGGTCCTGCCAAATTCCCGCTTTACTTCACCACCATTTTGATAGAGAGTAAGTATTGCTTTGCTCTCGAATGCGTAATCCTCGCTCTCTTTTATCTCGCCCTTTCGCGCCAGGAAGGTGACCGTATCCCAGAAAGTATTTGTCTCATTGCTATTGCTGATCAGAGTCATCTGCTCTTTAATGTTCTTGATCAGGATCTTCTTTAACTCGTCGTAGCCGTAAGGAATAAGGTCGATAAGTTTTCCACCCAGCACTTTCATCGTCGTAAGGACAATGCAAGCATTGCGGACAATTCGATCTTCAACCTCAAAGGCTTGCTTGGTGATCTCTTTCATCAGGTCCTCGAGTACTTCATCGAAAGCGTTGTAGTACTTTTCTTCAATCTCTTTCCGGAAGTGCATGAAGCCAGCTGTGATGAAGCTCAGGCCGCCTTCTTCGACCGTCTGCAGATCGGCAAAGAGTTTCTTTTCATCAGCGCTGTATTCGGTTTGATGGAACTGCAGCAGCACTACACGTTTGAACAGTGCATTGTCTGCGATCGGTAACTCCTGGCCACTGATCATGATGGCTCGGTTTACTTGCGTGGACTTTGTGCGCTTATCTGAATCCTTCACTGACTTCTTATGACCAACACCATCATAAGCTGCCTTCAATGCCTGGATCCGTTCGAACGGCATGCTATTGCTATACTCATCGCACCAGGCTGGAAAGTTTCTGAAGTGTGCGAACTCACGGTGAAAGGCAACCGCGGTACCGGTGTTCAAGTTGAAAGGTTTGACCAGGCCTGCGAAGCCCAGCGATCGGATGCTCCAACCGACCTGGCTCTTTCCGGTACCAGGAGGACCGAACAGAAATAAATGCGGAAAGAACTTGAAGCGTTGATAAATGAAGTCTCTATATAATGAAGAGATATACCACGCCAGTGCGATACGACCGTTGTCCTTATGAACTTTGCAGAACAGATCTGCCCATTCTTTCAGGCCGGTTTCACGCTTCTCTTTGTAGACGAACTTCTTTTCATCTTCCCACTCTTCGGAATTGTCTCTGATAATGCAACTGAGTGGCTGGATGAAGAAGTTTTTTTCACCAAGCTTTACAAAACCGTAACGATCGATCGGCGTGAACTTGCCGTTGTACGCGCCGTTGGCAAAAAGGAAGTAGCCGGTGTAATGCCAGCCAAGGTTTTCTATTTCATCGAAGGTGAGCATGGTATCATAGAGCTTCGCGCGGATCTTCTTGAGGTCGGTTCCAACGCCATCGTACTGAAAGTTGCCAACGCTTTCCATGAACACAGTGAATTCAGTCGGCGACGCAAAGGCCTTCGTCGGTACCTTCACCACTTCCAGGTGACTGTGCACGTTCTTGATCTCTACTAACCTGGTTGGCTCCAGCTCACTCGCGATAAGTCCAAGCGAACGGATGGTGAAATTGGTAATCGGCGTACAGTAATATGCAGCATCACCTTTAGCTTCATAGTCGTTGCCAGAAGTCTTCCGCTTCCGAGCGATGTAAATCCGGCCAGCATGTTCGAAGTGCATGTATCTTCGGATGTCATCTTTCACTTCAGAGAAGGTAACACCATTAGGGAGATCGTATGCCAATGAATCGTCATACTCCACTTTCTTTTTTGCGCCGACTTCATCCTTGCCTTTCGTCCAGGTAGGAATGATCTCTGGGCGAAGGCCATCAACAATAGCGTCGCCGATATCGTAACCATCGTGACGACCTGGAAAGAGATCTACGATGTGAAAATTTTCTATCTGATCGATCAGGTTGCGGACGCTGCTCGGTTTTATAACGCCCTTGTCGTCGAGCTTCATCCGGCCGGCATTGTCGGAGTCGCACAACCAGTAGACCGTACGTCCCTTCAGGTGCTGGATCTTGTCTACAGTTAAACCGTTGTTACTTCCGCACGCTACCCAATGGAATTGCTTATAGAAGAAGCTTGCCAAAACGGCAGTCTTTTCACTTTCGACCACACAAACCGGAATGGTATCCACTTCCCGCGGCAACAAATGCTCGCCGTACAAACACAATTGATATTTTTCAATCGTATCCCTTTCCTTTCCAAAATTTTTTTCTTCTGGAGATTTAGGGGGGTGTGGGGGGGATGGTTGCTTGAGCGAGAATGAGTTGAACTCCTTATCGCGATGGCCGTCGTCTTTGTACTTAAACCACTTCAGGTTCACCACCTGGTTATTGAAATTGCGGAAGATGTAAACGGTAAGGTCGTCCTTATCGCTATACACTCCCCACTTCAATAAGTGATCATTCGGAATGAGCAGCTTCTTATTGCAGAATACGTGAAGCGGACTGATGCATGTTTTTGTTTTATTGATGATGGGTCCGTAGATGCTTTCAGCCGGAAAGATCTGCACCACCTTCGGCTCTGGCTTCGGCACAAAGCTCTCCTGCTTCTGTGCCGCCAGCTCAGGATCTTCTTTGGGATGCCTGTGATAGCCACAGTTGTTCTCACGATCGCACCGGCCGAACTGGTATACATCTACGGGCTCCTTCGTTTCGCTGTTCACATACGCCACGAAAGTGGACTTGTGGCCGCAGCTAGGGCAAGCGTATTTCTTGCTAGAGGTGTCGAGCTGATAGAGGTATTGGGACATTGTAGTTTAAAAAATGTAGGGTTGTAGTGGTTGTTTAAATTCAGGCTGCTTTGTTAATCAATCTTCCTAATCCGGTTTTGGGAGCCATGCCAAAATCGCGGCGTATTCTTTCTTTGCGCCAGATGTCTTTCATTTTTTGTGTTGCCTTTACACGTGCTTCTGTATTGTGGCCACAGCGTGTCATGTGTTCTGCGTGAGTAATCATCTTTAGGTTACTGATGTCGCAGTTAAGGGAATCGCCATCAATGAATGTGATGATCATGTTGGATGGTATTGGCCCGTGTACACTAGCCCATACTGCCCTGTGAAGAAGTTCCCACTTCGCCTTAGCTACTCTGATGTACCTGTAGTAGCGCCCTGTTTTATCTCTACGGACAGATGTGGCCCCATCATATAAAGTGTTGTGTGGAAGCTGGCCTTTCTTAAATTCTGTAGCCGGACTTAAGCGCATGGATTTTCCTTTGTTCCAGGATGTTTGCCCCGGCTTAAACCGTGTATCGCGTCCAACTTTAATATGATGCCTCTTTAATGTTCCGCGCAATGCGCAGACAGAAACATTGAATTGTTTAGCCAGTTGACTTGTATCGATGCGTGTAGCGTTGTCGCGCAGATATGCGATTTCTGTTAAGGTCCAGATCTTCATAATTCAATTTCTTTTCTGAACTCAGCGATCGAATCATCCACAACCTTTTCAAGTTGCTTTGAACGTTTCAATGTTGTTGCCGCTGCAGCCCAGTCGCCAGGAGTCTTTGTCTTTCTTGCCTTACCAATCTGTTGGAAGTAATCGATCTGCGCAATGCGCATCTGTTCTACCTGGAAGGCGAATTGTTTTAAGTCTTGCATAATTACCAAGTGATTAAAATTCCTTTGAATATTCTGAGAATCACCTTGCGCTTGCCTTTTTTCACGCCGTGTTCCTGGATCCAGAAGGACTTCATATCCTCCCAGCTTTTGAATCCATCCAATCGCGCGAATCTATTCAAGAGGCTTCCACTTAGTGTGATCATTTCATCATCTATTAAGTCTATCCTTACAACTCCGGAGTTGAATTTGATTTCAATATTCGTCACGGTTTTGCACTTCACTTCACGTAACTTCTTTGCGTACTTTGTGCGTAGCGCCGTGTATAGGTATAGGGTCTCCCCAGGATAAATAGGATATTTCCTAGGCGCACGAATGGTCTGGCGCTTGGATCCGTTCCGGATCTTTCCAGCGAACCGTTTCTTAAAACTGAGTATGGCCACTAGCGCGTTAGGTTTAGTTGTTGTTTTATTTCTTCGATTGCTTCGAAGTGTTCCACCGGAATGTGAAGAAAAGCTTCACGAAGAGCTTCCTCCGCTTGCAACTCCATTTCCGTTATTGTGTAGTTCTGCCAATGTCCTTTGTGCTTCTTTTTCTCGCTGATCATCTGAGTTATTCTCATATAGATGGTCAGGTTGTACATCAATCTTAGGCGCTCTTTCATGTTCGTACAGTTGCAAGTGAAAAGTATACGTATCAATAAGCTTCACGTAGTGCTGACGGTCCGCTGATTTTATCTTTGCCTCGTTAATCTGAAAAGAAAGCATCTGCTTGTAGTGATCGATCAGGTATTTCAGTCCAGCCTCGGTGTGGTTAACCTTGGTTTCGGAAATTGTGATCGGTTCGTCCAGGTAAACTTTCTCAGGACGATGCATGAATTCTCGATTCAAGTTGCTTGATGTCCTTCTTCACCTGGTTGAGCCGTATCGTCAGATGTCTCTTTTGCTTTTTCCAGATGCGGATCTGATGCGGGGAAGAAAAGTCCTTCAGCGAATCGATCTGCCACTTTGCGTCCTTGATATCTTGCTTCAGCCTTGACTCCTGGTTGAGCAAAGCGTTCAGCCTGGTTCGTTGCGCGATGATCATGACTTGCGTTTGTTAAAAAGCCTTGATTCATAGCGCTCCAATCCTTCGCGCACCTGGCGCAAGGCAGCAGCTGCTCCCTTTCCGTCACCTTTCCTCAGTAATTCTTGCGCGCGACGGATTCGCTCGGCGCTGATAGGCACTTTGCGCGTTGGTCGCATAGCATTGAAATCGAATAGGGTGAATTGATGGGTTACAGGAACGAATGAACTGATCAAGTAGCACTCCTTCCTTGAGTAAGTTCCTGGCCTACGGTAGCGAACTGCGATGCTGGGATCACATTGCAACGGTCAGTGCGCCAAAATTCTCCGTCTTCGTCGACAAGGCCACAAAGATCCTTCGATTCATAGGTCACTTTTAGCGCCTTGCTTTCAAGGTGCTTGGTGAAATACTCGAGATCTGGTTTCCTGTCGGTAACATCATTGCGTAATGCGTTTGCATTCACGTCTGGTTTTAACATGACTAGCTTTCTCATATAGAAAATGGTTAAGTGATCAATAAGACATGCCCATAGAGGCACCGGTATCGCCTGGATAAGCCATGGCACAAACGTGCTTGCAATGGCAAAGCTTCTTGCCGCACATACCAAGGTTGGTATCGTGGCTTGGTGCTGGTGTCAACTCAACCTTACGGCCAGTGCGTTTAATTTTTTCAATTGAAGCTTTGACTTCCGGATCTGTCTTGGAGCCGAAGAGTTGGACGCGGGTTTGTTTTTGTTTGATCATGGATGTAAGATTTTGGTCGATAATGATGGTACCTGTGTAGACTCGGTTGAAATAATCGCGCGAGCCAACGCCAGGCATGGGCTATAATTGCTTCGCGATTTCAAGCACGCGCCTATGATTCTTAACCTTTTCAGCTTTTGTTTCTGCAGCAAGATTTATAAGAGCTTCAGCTACTTCGAAATGATCTTGCCCATGATGGAGAACTCGGTATACGGTTACTTCACTCACTCCGCATTTCACTGCCACCGTTTTAGCATATCCTTTCGGTAAAGACAAAAGGATTTTGGAACGGAGTTTTTCCGTTATTTGCATGATAGTAATTGTTAAGATTTACTTTATGTATTTGACAGTGCATAGGTATAACTAAAAGTTGTAATTGTCAATACCTGAGGTTATAAAAAACGAGAAAAAGTTTTAAATGACACGAAATCAGAGAATTAAACATGCCCTTAGGGTGTCTGGTGTCAGCCAGGAAAAGCTTGCTGACGCTTTAGGGATCACTCAGGCCGCTGTTGGCAAGCAGTTGAATAAGGCGGAAGAGATTGATTCAATGAATTTTTTGAAAGCGATTGAAAGTTTGACTGGACATAGTTTTGAATGGTTACGAACCGGAGAGGGTAAGGAGCATGATCTTTATATGCTTTTAGGTCGCGTTCAGAAGGGAGCTGAAGAACCAATAGTTGATACAAAATATCTACAAGGTAAATCGATTCGCCCCGTGACAGTAACGGTCAACTCACAGGGAAAAGAACTGACCACACTGGTTGGCGTCAGAGCCCAGGCTGGTTACCTCAAAGGTTACGGCGATCCACATTACATTGAAAAACTTCCAGCATTTAATCTTCCGATTCTGAAGGAAGGATCTTACCGTATGTTCGAAGTCGATGGTGATAGCATGCTGCAACAAGGTGGCGGTGGTCTTCACGACGGTGACATCGTAATTGCTCAATACATCGAGGACATCTTCACCTTAAAAGACCGCCGCGTTTACGTGGTGATCAGCACTGAAGGCGTTGCTGTGAAGCGCTGCATCAACCGACTGAAGGATAAGGACAATCCGATACTCATTTGTCAAAGCGATAATAAAAACGGCCAGCACCCTGATATCATCGTGCGTCCACATGAGATCATTGAAGTGTGGGAGTTAAAAGCTTTCATCAGCCGGCAGTTGGGCTTTGCCACAGATCTGTGGGATATGCTCAGCAACGTAGAGAAGCAGGTGGCGCTGATGAATGAAAAGATTAAAAGGATTGAGGAAGAGCGAGCTGGCGGCGGGTTCTAGCTTCCAAACGGCGTCAGAATGAACGGCATATGGTTATAACTAAGTGGATATCAGCTATGGTAGGGGAGAGTTCAAAGTTCCGTACAGACTACCCGGACGCCTTGTTGGCGTCAAAAACCCGGTTTCTAGTAAGGAATCGGGTCTTTTTAAAGACAGTTGCTTCCAAATAGCGTAAAAAATTCAAAGTGAACCAGTCGTGAGTTTTAGTGCAAAAATTGTTCTGGGAGATTATGTGAAAGCTGATGGCATGAGCGCTGTCTATTTGCAGTGCGTGATCGATCGCCAGCGCGCGACAGTACCGCTCGGATTCTACTTACATTCAAACTTATTCGACAAAACGAAGCAGCGCGTGAAGTCGAATCATCCGAATGAAAAAGATTTCAATATTGAGATCATGATGGCGATCGCAAAGGCAAATACTATCGCGTCGAAGTTCAGACAGGATGGAAAGTTGTTAACACCTGAAGCTTTTCGCACCGAGTACACAGATCCGACCGAAGTGATGGACTTAATCAAGTTCATGAAGCATGAGATTGAATTGAAGAAGCCTTCTATTTCGCCAAACACTTATAAAAGCCACACTACAGTGATCAACAAGCTGAAAGAATTTCAGAAAGTGATTCTCTTCAACCAGGTGAACCGCGAGCTGGTGCAAAAATTTCGAAATAAATTGATCAAAGATGGTAACGGTGGCGCTACGATCGAGAAAGTGGTGAAGATCTTCAAGCAATATCTTACAGAAGCGAGAAAGAAGGGAATTGCTGTGCGCGATGTTGAGATAAAAATTAAAACATTCCGGTCAAATCGAAATGCACTCACCGAATCGGAGGTGATTGAACTTGATAAGTACTTCAATAAGTCAGACACGCCAGGAAATCACAAGAAAGTCCTTCGCTATTTTTTGTTCAGCTGTTATACAGGCCTGCGGATCTCGGACGTGAAGGTAATTACATGGCAAAACATAAGTGACGACATGCTGGTGTATCTACCAGTGAAAACAAAATCTAAGAACGAGCAAGTTTCTGTGCCATTGCTGTCCGTTGACAAAAAGTATTTACCGGAATACTCTAACGACAAGGCGGTTGTCTTCGATACGTTTACAGATCAAGTGAATAACCGGATACTGAAGGACATCGCCGGCCAGGTTGGTATTAAAAAAAACATCACCTACCATACCAGCCGACACACTTTCGGAAGTTTAATGGCGGAAGGTGGTGATGTCGTGGCGCTGCAGCGCATGCTTGGTCATAGTGACGTGAAGACGAGCATGGGGTACGTGCATACCAATGTGAAGCAACTGATTGATGCAAAGAAAGCAAGATTTGAAAAAGCGATTGTTGTTGGAAAAGACACCCAATAAAATTTCCTGTTCGTTGGAATAGTCCCTACTTTTTTAGAGATTTTCACTACTGACCGTACAGCACACCAATCCCTTTCAATAGTATGCAATACTTGAATATTTTTGTACTCACAATCATCGCATTTTATGGGTATTCTCAAGACGTTGTTCTTTTTCATAAGGACGGAAGCGTAGTAAAAACTAAAGTTAAAGCAACAAGTGACACTCAATTGTTCACACAGAATGGCAACTATAATTATGACGTCATTGATTCAGTGTTTTCTGAAGATAAGGCGCTTCTAGAAAAATTGAAAGGGAAAATTGGCGGTTTTAAGACAACTATGTCCACCGGAACAATCCATACAAAAAAAATAGTGGTCAATGGTGTTGATATTAACCAGCTCGATATCGAATTCATAGAAATAATTGGATTTCAAATTTTACCACCTAAAGTGCAGGTTGTAGTGTACTATGGCCAACCTATTAAAGGATTTGAGGATCAGACAATAAAGGATGATCTGGGAAAATCAATTCGTTTCAATGGAGTGATTGACGCATTGAACTTCATGTACAAGAATGGATGGGAGTACCGCGATTCATTCGCTGTGAACACAGGGACTGGTGGTAGTGTTTACCACTATATTCTTAGAAAGGTACACTAAACATCAGCGTCCTCTCTGATTTGATTCACGGTCTTTATTCCTTCTTCTGTTTCTGTGACAACATTGATAACTTTTATATTGTCGATTCGATTGCTCATCGCTTTAAAGTTGTCCATAAGAAGCCCTTCAATTCGATCGGAACCAAGCGCTGACACTCCAGATTGAGAGCCACCTGAAGCAATTGGTGGTCTACTTTCAAATGGACTCACCGGACCGCCAGCTGCGAATCTCCGTCCACCTGCAGCGTAATTGATGTCGCTGGCGATTCGGCGTAAGCGTGGATCCCGGTAAACACCCTTCGTCAAGATGATCTCATCACCTTCCGCTTCAATTGGAATTCCACCCTGAGCATGAGAAGGACCGCGAAGTACCATACCTCGTTCAGCTTTGGCCGGCGCTTCTACTTTCGTGCTTTGAATCTTCCTAACGTTGGCCATACCTGCCGCTAGCGCTAGGCCTGCTGCAATTGGTGCAAGTGCTCCACCGACAATCGGAATAGCTGCAGTGCTGGTGTATGCGTTGATTGCTCCTTGAATAGCAGAAAGAATTGCTGATGTGGTCGCGAAGGCTTTCCACTGAGCTGTTCCTTGTTTTTGTAATGAAGCGATCTGAGAGAAGAAATTTCCGAACGTGCCCAGACTTCCTTGCATAGCAGCCATCTGGTCGGCCATCTCCTGTTTCTTAATGTCGACCGCTTGATCCGACGCATCCTGTTGCATCGACAGGTACGTCGCATACTCTTTCTGATATTCAGCACTTCGCTCTCCATGCGCGGCTTTAATAACCTCAAGCTTTTGTCTTTCAAACTGGAGGGCGTTTTCTATGCTGACTGTGGCAAATTCTGCTTGTGTTATTTGCCCGTTTAAGAACTGTTCGTTAAGAACGTTTTGTGATTCGGCGAGCTGAAGTTCCAGGTTGGCCAGGGTATCTTCCTGTTCTTTCTTATCCCACTTCTCGTTGACGTCATTCCGTTGCTTTCGTGCCAGCTCCTGAGCGGCTGCAACACGTTCGGCATAGAACGGAGCGTTCTCATCAATGGATTCTATCTGTCGTTGAAGTTCAGTCTTCAACTTGAGTAATTCTTTTTCGCGACTATCATCCATTGCCTGGATGTGTGCGTCTTCAATAACACGAAGACTATCATAGTATTCTTCCTGGGCCTTTTCCTTTTCGGCAAGGGCTTTCTCTTCGGATTTTTTCTCTTCCTCGATCCGCTTCAATTCTTCGGCGGTGGCCTTCTCGCGTTCTGCTTCCTGTTTCTCACGAATGGCCGCTTCACGATTGGCAATTTTCTCGATCTGGTTGTTCGTTTTATGTTCCGCATCAACGACTTTAACCTGGGCATCAACTATCTTTTGTAACAGGTCGTCTTGAAGTGCACCGCGCTTTTCATATTCTATTTCCTGTGCAAGCGTGCCTTCCGCGAGCTGGAGAATTTCTTCGTCGCTTAACTTAGACTTTTGTTTTGCTTCAAGCAGTAGTGCATCAAGGTTCTTCTTATCCAGCGCATTGTTGGCCGTGAAATTCTCTTCTGCTATTTTACGTGCTTCCTGGAGAAGGGCATTTTGTTCTTTTAGTGACAATGACCTATTCTTCGATTGGAGTATCAACCGATCGATCTGTGCTTCCTGCTTTGCATTGGTAAGAACAATGCCACGATTGAGGTCATCGAGATCCTGTTGAAGTTTTACGAGCTCAACGCCGGCGTTGTATGCACCTGTAATCGATTCAGTCAATCCATCAAAAGAAGAAGCCATTTTATCCAGACCACCAGGTGTGCCCGTAATGATATCCCACAATCCAGATCCAAGTGCCTGAAGGCGCTGCGTAAGCTCAGACACAACGGCCGATATTCCACCAAAGATTTGTTCGACCTTATCAAGGAGTGGTGTGAACTTTGAGAATGCATTGATCAATGCGCCGACTATCAACACGAGGGCGCCGATGCCTGTGCTTGCGATCGCTCCTTTTAAAAGACCGAATCCAGAAGTAAGACCACCAACGCCGCCCTTTGCCCGTGAAAGAATTCCAGACAGCATACTGAAGCCTGGTATTTGTGAGAGGACGCCGCTAAAAGCTCCCTTCAATCCATCACTCGCCTGTGTTGTTCCTTTGATCTGCGTTTTGATTTTCCCCATCTCGCCTTCAACAACGCGAAGATCTGCGGCTTTCTTTATGAATTCTTCCGTACCTGGCTTCAGGTTTCGTAACTCTTTGTTGAGTGTGTTCGCCTGCTTACCAAGTTCTTTCAAGGTATCACCGGCTTTATTTCCGTTAGAGAGAGTGATTTCAATCTTTGATTCCATATGACTAACAAGCTATTGGCTTCATCCTTTTGTAACTAGGACACCGCCGTCCCTTTCGAAATCGCGTCAGCGAGAAGTCCTTCTATATCGCGTGCGTATGCTGCGATAGTTTCCGTGTTAAGATCCTTTAACAAATCACCAAGATTTGCTGACTTCTTCCATTTCTTCTGCTTCCAGGTATCTTCCTTGCGTTTGTTTTTGGCGATCGCCCAAGCAATACGTTCTATTTTCTTTTCCGTGCTAAGACCTGGAGCCGTGCCGTAGGTGTAACCCGGGATGTTACCGAAATCAAGACCTCGCTTTGCCGCCCACTTTTCCAGCTCGGCAACTACGGGAAGTTTTGTCCACTGTGGATTTTTGTAACCGATGAAGAAACCCTGATCGGCATAGGTGAGCGCAATAACAGGTGCATCATTGTCGGTTGATTTTATAATAGTTACCTGAACGCTATCGGCGAGCTCACCACTGTTTATGTATTCCGGCCGATTGAATACCTCCTTAACATCCCCGAGTAATCGCGTGGCATATTGCTGCGCTAACGCATCGAGCTTTTGTTGAGTGATCTTTGGAATCATTGCATCGTATAAAGTTCCGCCGAGTTGACGCGCACGGTCTGGTTCGTTATGGTCATGTCGATCGATTTGACCAGGTAGTTCATACGATCAAATCTCCTTTTCAATTCCCAATCAAAGCGAAGCAGATTTCTGAAGGCGAATGCTGGAATGATAGTAACGATACGTCTGTTCCGTTCGAAGTGCAGCCAATACTTCCAGAAGGCATCATACATGCCGGTTAACAAAATGAAGTTATTCAATGGCTCGTAGATCGTAACTCCGTTGATGTCGGCGGCAGGATATTCAAATGTCGTCACATCTACGATGTCTTTATAGTAAAAGGTTCTCATCTGTCCCTTTTCTCCAAATCGCTGCAACGTCCTGGGACCAAATACAGCCTTGCCCTCAATGACTGCCGTGTTCTGCTGGAATAGGCGACCACATTGCATCTCTAATGTTTGTTCCGATGTTCCCACGGAGATACTTTCGTCAAACGTCGATAGATCTGTGTCATCCTTTTTTAAGGAGATGGTATATCCTGACACGCGCAGATCTTCTACGTTCTGTACTGGCGATGATATCGGCGTGATGTCGTCATATTGAATGCTTTTTGCAATCGGCTCTCTGAAACAGATCCTGACCTTTTTGGTGTTCTCATTTTCATACAGTCCGAGGTTATACCGGCTGCAAAGGCGTTTCAAATATTCGACAACAGTAATATCTGGGACCAGTTCATTCAGGTTGAAACTACGTCGCCAGAAAACAAATTTCCGGGCGCCTATGAATGGCAACGGATAATCCAGGGCAGCACTGTTCCATTCCAGCATGTTATCAACATCGGTATGGTTGTAGAAGTCGCCTTCCCAGGTGAAGCCGAAAGTTTCACCAATTTTGTCTAGGATCCATTTCCTGCGCAGGAACGGCTGTATGGAGTTGTAATTTTTTACCTTGAAGGGTTGATCGTTATTCAATCCCCAGTTGCTTTCGTTGCGAATAAGGCCACCTGAGTTTACTCCGTTGACTAATTCAAGATCCTTTATTACCTCGGTGTATGGGTTCCCATTAAACAACAACGGGAACCGAAGCTTTGCATTCGGATAGCTCCCGGACAAGTATCCAGTCAGGAAGGTGTCGAACTCTGCATAGTATGTGCCCAGATCGGTTTCAACAAGGTAGTTGTCGGGATCTGCATCCACATTCGCCGACAATTCCAATAATGGATCAGTGGCATCTTGCCTGAGTAAAAAATCCATGTCGAGAATGTCGTCATGGAACGTGAAGTAAATACTAAGTCTAATAACAACGTAGTCGTCTTCTATAAGTGCTAACGGCGTTGTTCCGGAAGCGACGTATGTAGCATAGGGCATATATTTGCCTGTGTCGAGCGCCGCGTCTGCGTCTGCGTTGATGGCAATTGCAAAGCTGTTTGCATCTGACGCGGTGTATGCAATTCCGTTAATGGTGACATTATAGTCTCCAGCGGCGGACCGCTTCAGATAGATTTTCTTCGTTATGCTGGTGGCGCCTATCACAAAATTTTCAGCAACAACGTCTTTCAATTTTGCGGTCTTAAAGCTTTCGTTAATGCTGTTCAGACCAAAAGTGAAATGTGCCTGGGCCTTGTTTTTGTCGGTACTTTTTGCGCGTAAGTTTCCCTTTTTAAAAGGAACTGGCGCGTTCATTCCGGATGAAGCGAAAAGAGTTGCTTTTTGTAATTGATATGCCTCATTGTTTTCAATGACGAAAGGATGCTTGATCTTGGCGGCATTAGATGGACTTCTGTCACCTGTCGGAAGTGTGAACGGGAGAGAATATGATCCTGGACTCAATTTTTCACCGTTACCAAAAATAGGATTCTCCAGCTTGACCGTGATTGATGTTGCTGGATCTGTTTGAAGGAATTCGCTATCGCCGTCGATCTGGATACCTATCATATTGATGATGGTGTGAATGACTGATCTTCATAGGCTGGCTTCACGTCGAACCTGATAAACCTATCATAGTTCTGATCCGCTTCACTCCAGTTTCCTCCAATGATGTTTAATGGTATGCGCCGTCCGTCAGTGACGTCGTATAGCCGTGAAGTGTTCAAGAAATCTTGCATGTATTCATGCCAGGCCTTTGCCATGGTACCTTTTATAAAGCCGCTGCTATAGTTATGCTTCGGCTGGATAATGTTGTTGTTTAGCTCAAATTCACCATCGACGGCAGCGTAATTGTGTGGTAGGAACTTTTGCACGAGCTCGCGGCTAAAATCTGTTTGTTTGTCTGCTTGTCCTGTAAAGCGCAATACTTCGAATGAACCCAATGAATTGAGGAACATAAAGAACCTGGTGAGCGGATGGCGGACGATCGTGATGAAATAAGAGCGCACTTCACTGATCACGTTATCGTCCTGGTCAAGCAATGACAATTCGTATCGCGTGAGATTCTTTGCCGGATTTACCAGCGTTGCACCGGAGTTAACCGGACCGGCAGGGATCTGATATAGCGACCGATAGGTGACCGGTGAAAGGTTGGTGGTGACTGCTGTCTCATCTGTGTTGTCATCGAAGTAAGCTTTTATCTGAAGCTTAAGTTCGGTGATGTCTTCGCTGTAGTTCCAGAAATTCAAATAGTCTTCCTGCAGCCGGTCTACATATTTTTGAATCGGCGCCCAGGTGAGAAACTTTTTGTTTGTTGGCAGGTAGGTATTGAGATAGTCTAAGGTTGGCCAGCTGAATTTAGCAATGCCACCGAACAGCACCAGGTTGGCAGTTGATTCATCAAGATCTCCAGGAGTTACTTCATCATTGATCAGCTCCCCAGTGAAACATTTAAAACGCTTGATGCGATCCGTTAACCTCACGATGGTGTTTTGATTTAACGTGGGTGGTACGGTTGTGAGCGCATCTTTGAACGCTTCATTGAGATAGAAGACGACATTGCCATCTGCATCCGGAGGAAGCTCTAATTTAAGTTTTGAATTGTACGTGCCACTATCAGCTACGTCTTCAACGCGCACGTCATTGTACAGCCGGTAGTTTGTAGCCGATTCCCAATCGACGGCAGCGGCTTTACCTAATGTGATCGGATTCTTTGATAGTGACGCAACGTCTGTTTCATCCGGTGGCTCTGGTTCGGGTTCGGGCTCAGGATCAGAAGTTCCTACGTATTCGTATACCTCAAACTCATCGACATAAATTTGTCCGTTCAGAATCGGAGATCCGTCGACGTGTATGTGACAAACCTCATTGAGCGTAGGAAACAAAGCATTAGTATGCTCAAATGAAATTTCGATATCTACCCAGGCATCCTTCGCCTCTAGCACTGTTTTATCGACGCGCTCAATCTCAGTCTGAGCTAATGTGAGGTTGTTTAGATCAGACAGCAATGTGATATTGATACCGTCAGTTGCTGGAGGAGTCGCAGTTGGCACGCGTACTTTTGCCTTCAGTAAATATTTTTTCCCAAGCTCGGAGAACCAACGGCAAGGAAGCAGAAGTGTGTCGCCGGTAGCACTTTTTGTTACAAACGCGGCGTACAGTCCGGCCGTCTGTTGCGCAGAAGACCGAACTACCGTGTAAGCACCGTCCGCGAATCCCCAGGTGGAACGATCCGTTTCGAACTGCCCGGCATTGCCGAATTGATTAAGATTACCGCTTACAATTGTCTTTGGCATGCATCAAGTCCATTTATCTTCATCATAAGCAAAGCCGCTCGGATCCTGGAAGGAGAAATCAAACCTGCAGCCGACCATGCTGGTTGCGCTAAAAGTAAGTTCACCCATTCCGAACTTGTAGGACGTCAGCCGTGTGATGAGTAGTTCTTCAGATCGGTCTTTTAACATCTTGCTGATAATGTCTGTCACAATCACCTCGCAGTCCTTGAAGAAGTCAAAGCGAGCCTGGAACTTTGTGTTAGGTGGAGCTCCGCCAATCCACAGCGATCCTTTCTTCTCCTGGAGATAGTTGTCGCTCAGCTGATCGTTTAATGTTACCGGCTGATAGGGTTCCAACCACAGCTTCTTACCCTTCCAAACTTTGCCTTCATTCACGGCTACCTGGTCGTCACCAAACAAAAAGGAGCCTTCGCCCAATGCAACATGAGATTCGGCAATCGCCTTGAAATAATCTTGATAACTCTGAAAGTCGGTCAGGTCGTACATTCTACAGATTGATTAATTGTAAAGCATTTCTTACTTGGCTTGAAGTGCGGCTCTATCCTGGCTGGGATCTCGATCGTACGGCCCCGGGCAATGTCTCTTCCTTTTTTCGCTTTGCGTTTCCGTGGAAGAAAGCAACCGAATTCACGGAAGTCTATTCGTTTCCCTTTGCCGACTTCGTCCTTGATCACCTCAAAGCATGCCTTGACAATAAGGTCAACGTCCGCTGTCTCGATTCCAGTTTTACCGACAATACGTTTTACTACTTCGTGTCTTCTCATGATTTTTTGCGTTGCAGTTCCTTGTGTTTTTTCTCCAGGTAGTTCAGTGCTTCGTACATCGGTGCTTTCTTAGCGCGATCCATACCCGGATATGCCGGGCTTTCAGAGAGATCAAAAAGAATATTTTGCCACATCGGTTCGCTGTCAACGGGTGGTTTGTTGGATACCGGATTTTGAGTTTCATCTTCATCCTCTAGACGTGGAAAGGTTAGCGGGAATTCTGCGAGGATAAATTCTTTCACATTGGCATATCCATACAGCATGCAAACGCGGTAATCATTGTTGATGATCCTGCCAATCTCTTTGCCTCGTTCGGTGATTACCTTCTCATCAAACTGATCGGGATGGGTGTATATAACAGCTATCATTTCGTCCAGGAACATTTCCGCCATCGTGCTGGGCGTCTGTGGTGGATGCGCACGCCCGTCGTAATATTCCTGCATCAGGAACTTACTGAACAAAGAATCGATCCAATAGAGTTGGCCTAGTGTGTGATTCTTTAAGTGTGTCGGTGGATTACAGAATGTGGAATCTGAGAATTTGATTTCGGGGAATGTGAACCATTTCTGATGGATGAACTCAAGATCATTAATACAGTCAACCGCCTGTTCGACATTTATTTTTGAGACTAGTCCCTCATTCTTTCGTAACGCCTTTAGGATCATAATGGCGTAGTGTCCAGCTGCCTGATGCAAGCCTTGTTCGTTGGCTCGTTGCATCTTGATTTTCATGTCAATGACTGTAGCCATCTCCTTAGGGGAAACCTGATCCCATGACGTCTTAAACAGGTCGCTTATGTGATAGGTTTTCATTGAGATTGCGTTTCATAAAAAAGACTTTGATCTGATCAAGCTGCTCGATGGTGAGATAGTCACCCAGGTAACTATAGATACCATGCAGGCCGTGCCGAAGCCAGGCTAGCCGCAAAAGGTGTCTGTGATCGATGGCTTTTGGAATTGGAAAGCCGTCCTCGTTGATCTGGCCTCTAATGACCGGAACTTCCATTTCATAAGTAGCGGTTGCGTCAATGGGCTTCCCATTCTTGTGCGTCTCGCCTGTGAGCAATAGTTCAGCTCCTGATATATGTGTGATGTCAGTACGGACATGCTGAAACTGCATCGGCAGCTTATCAGCCATCTGATTGATGAACGATTCGATTTCTTCTTTTATCTCCTTCACACTATGCCTGGTTTTAATTTCACGTACGCATAAGCAATCATTCCAATAAGAGCGATGCCGGTAAACCATCGGCAGATCACATCGATACGTCTGGTTTTGAATTCCGTCTTTACCTCGAAAGTATTCTTGCGTTCATGCTTTAACCGGAAGACTTCCTTGTCCAGTGTAGTAATAACCTTATGTAAGCTATCGCAGGAACTTGATGCAATGACCTGTCCTGTTGACTTAACTTTTAAGTTAAGTGTAGCACGTCCAGACTTCTTTTTTACCGTGAGTGGCTTCGGCTTATTTGTGGTCGAATCACATTCAATCCACTCGATCGTGGTGACTGTGTCGCCTGGGATATAGACAGGAACTTCCCTGGTGACATATTCGATGTGAACGCTGTCCTTCACATCGCTGGAGTTGGTGATGACACGTTTGCTGCAGCTGAAAAAAAGGATCAGCAGAAGGATGATCATCAGTATGGAAATGACTATTCTCATTTGACTTTTACCAGGTTATCGCAAATTCCCATTGTGCAGGATGTGGAAGCTTATGGTAAGGCTTTCCGTCTGCGTAGTATTCCGGACAGACATCAATGTGTATGAAAGTCTGGCCAATCTTCAGGTACTCTTCGAATCCAATCCTTACCTTAATGTTTAAGATGCTAGCCACCTGCTTCACGTACTTTACCCACTCGCGAGTCTGAGCTGGTGAAACCGTATCGATGTCTGCGGCCATCTTTACGACGTGTGGGGAGTGTACTGCAGTCTTAAATCCACGACTATGTAGATCTTCCTGGTGTTCCTTGTTTCTGTTGAAGCTATTGACAATGATACGGCTGTTAATTGCTTCACGTAGATTATCCAGGACTGTCATAAGCAATTCGTTGACGACCAGTTCACCATAGTCCTGGATGTCGCGGATAAACCGTGATTCGCTAAGGGAAAAGTACCTTCCAATTTTATCCGAATCGACTGGTAGTCCATAGATCTTCTGCCATTCTGCCAGAGTCACTTCGTTTCCATTTCTTAGCACCACTGTTACCTTGTCTCTCATTCCTGCTTATGATTATAGTCTTTCAGGTGATTTCGAATAGATTCAATCCAATCAGCAACCTTGTTATGAAGCAGCCTCAATTCCACCATGACGATGCCTTGAAGTTCCATAGTAACTTCCTTCGTATTCCAGTCCTTTTTCTCGTAGAGCTGCTCTAAGGTTTTTATAGAACTCTTGATTGCCCATAAAATAAGATTCATCAACCCAACGGCGCTTACGCCGTCTTTTATTGGACCTTCGTGGTTGATCTTCGCTATCAATTCTTCGAACTCCTTCCTGTGCTCTTCCCTCAGAATCAATATTTGTTGAGCGTGATCCTGATCCGCTTTTCGTTTGGTGTGAAACCGAACGATGAAGATGACCGGGAACATTAGAGAACAGCCAACGATAAATCCAATCAAGAACTCCATTTTTCATACTTAATGTTTAAAAAGTCCGGTAATTGTTTTGAGTCCGATGCATGCAAGGAATATCGCTCCAACACTTCCGGTTATCCATTTCCATTCTGCATTTTCAGGGAATGCAATCCATAGAAGGATGCAAATCACTATACCAGATCCAAAGACGTAAGACCATAATAATTGTGATGTTCTCTGGAAATCATCTAAATGTGGGACGTCGTCTCCGTTCGTAATTCCATGCCAAACCTTTGCCCTAAAAGTTGGGAATTTGAAAATAGCCTTGATGAATATCATCACTCCGTATATCTCCATAATGATGAAGATCGCCAGCAGAACAATGCAAACTGTTTTCAGGTCGACCGTTATCATACACTGAAATGTTTATTACACCGATCGTTGTCTACTTGGTACTTCGGATCAGTTGTGTTCTTGCTCGTCCAGCACGGACTTGCTTCAATCAATGGATAGTCGGCTATGTTCTCGATGATGAACTGATTGATCTTATCCCAATCCGCGTCATACCCGTATTCTCCATCCTTAAGACTGCACAAGAGATCCTTAACTTCTTCACGAGCAGCAGCTGTCTTCTGAACAACGCTGTCGTTAGAACTGTGAATGGTAATGCCTTCATCTGTTACGCTAATGCGGATGGAAGGGATTGTGAGGTACAACGCTTTCTTAGCAATATAGGGCTCAAGCAATGCGATCAGGGCTTCGTTCGCGCTGGAGAGTGTGCCGGCTTTAATCTCCGCGACGATGGCGGCGTACTGATCACTGCACATCATGCGCTTAATGTCATTCTTCTCGATTTCGAGAATGCGTTTCTTTAAACGAAGGAATACACGCCGGCTTTCATTGATATCAATGTGACGGCTGGCGATCTTCGTGGAATAGACGATCACGCCTTGTACAGAGGTATTCGCGTCTGCATCTTCAAACCATTCGGAATATTTCAATGCAGTTGCTTCTTCTTCCAGAAATTCCAGTAACGCATCCGCAAAGCGATCGCCTTGATTGATGTATTGCAGTTGAAGATCTCTGATCTTGTATCGTGCTGCCGGCCTGGAATTAACGGTGTATTGTTCCTGTACTCCTGATGACCCGAGACTAGCGCCCAGCTGGGGCAGCGCCAGGAACGAAGCATAGTAGGCCAGTGGCTTTTGAATATATGGCAGCAGCGTCCAGTTGTCAGGATCCATTGGAGTGGGTACGCCGGTTCCGTTGGCTCCATCATCGGTTGTATGATCGCGGTAATCAGCCAGGATGACGGTATAAAAGTCGCCCAGCAAATCTTTCATGAAAAGATCTTGCGCATCCTTGATGAAAGGTTCCATCAAGTCGAACGACATGTTAGCGTCGATGATAACGTACTTTCGGAACTCGTCTATGGTTTTGAAGAATGTCATGCTGGAGCTGTTGGTGATTCCTCGTTTTCTACTACCGTGCCGGTCTTCGATTTATCCGTGGTTTCCAAGTAGATATCACGGTATCCCATATGAATAGAAGGATCCCATCCGTTTATACGCTTCACGGTTTCCCAAACTTCAAGTGTGGTCTGGCGCGGAATAGTTGTTCGAAGCTGGACGTGTAGATTATACTTCTCCCTGGTGTCTGACCCTGAACCAACGTTCAGAGATTTGCTCATTCTCAGACCGGATAGACTTGGATCAACGGAGTGGGCAGTGCATATCGCAGCCGCAGAAGTATCGTAGGCATTAAGCCAGGATCCGTCTTTGATGTCGTTCTTCAGCTCGTTTATCTTCCATCCTGGAAGGGGCTGTCCGTTCTGATCAACTGCAAATTTTGTGTAGAAGATCTTCGATGCGTTCTCTTCTCCCGCAAGGCATTCGTCGATCTTACGCTTCAATTCTTCTTCGGCTTCCTTACGGGCTTTTAAACAGGCATCGATACTCGGATAGTTGTTCTCCGGGTATAGATCAATAAAGTACTTCTCTGGGATCTCAACATGGTACTTTATGTTGACTGAATTCTTGATGTTTGACAGTATCCAGGAAGGAATAGACTTTGCCACCTGTAGCCAACGGAAGTTCGATTGCCAATAGGCAGTGGGGTAGTAGTCACGATCAATGCTCACGAGCTGGTGCTTATGTACGGCGTTGACTTCTTTGAATGGATCCCGAATGTCAAACACCGGAAGCTCAGCGATATCAATGTTCTCCTGGGCGTTCGGCCAGTTACCGGAGAAGAAGTACTTCGGAATCTTTCCGGTTTTAGGATCTCGCTTTCCGGAACGGCCATCCTTTGTGCGAAGCCAGTTCACACGGACAATTTTATTGCGTGAAATGTTTGGCACATATTGAACATAAAAGAAATTCCACCATTCGAAATCTTGAATGATTGCCTGATAAAAGTTAACTAGGTCGTTGTTGTAGTAGAACGATCTGATTTCTTCGGGTAATTCGCTGACCTCGATCGGTGTGATCTTTTCAATACCATTGGGGAATTCCTTTTTGAAAAAGTAAATGCCTTTGCCAAAGTGCGCTTCGATTTTGAACTTCAGCGCGCCTGATGAAGTCTCCTGTGCTAAGTTTTCATCAATGATGGTTTGAGGATAATCGTTTTTCTTTCCCCAGATAGCCCATGGTTTGCCTGAAGCATTTTGTACATTGGTAACTGTATCCGGTTCAACGTCAGCTTTGGTGATTTGAAATACAGCGTTCCTTCCGAATGATACACCGGACTGGGTGTGAGCAGTCATTCTCTTCTGTTCTGTCGTTAGTTCAGTTGTCATCAGTGGTAAACTCTAAGCCATTCAGTTGATTGATGCTCTTTGAAACCGAAGATCATACAGACTTTCGGAGTGATTGGATGCTCAGCGGAACGCTCACGCAACATGATAATGCCGTTGCGCTTCAAATTGATTTCTGAACGGCCACGCACATCAACCCCGTGCTGTTTCAGCCTGGGTGATTTGATGTTTTTCCGGATTTCCTTTTCGTGGGTTATACCGTTGCGGTCGATGAATCGGACGCCAAAGAATTTTTCCTCCTGGCTTTGTTCATCATAGGTATCATTCAACCTGGTTAGAACTGTAGCGAT